CAGAAGAGCCAGTGTCCTCCGGAGCGAGCAAACAGTTTCATATTACTGTAGAGCGATTGGGCTTACAATAACACGAGGCTCGACATAAATTGGTTTAGCCTTGCCGTCTTTATGATCCACGCACAAGATCCAAGTGCCTTCAGCCGATGCTGGGCTATACAGGCCGTTTGGATCTGCTTGTGGTAGTGTTACATAACCGTGAGTACCGTCACCGCCGACACGCATTGGGTTGGTATACTGTGTAGCATAAGGCAAGCCATATCCGACCGAATCACACAATTTGGTCAATTGGTTGTTCATACCGACCAAATAGGTTGTAGTAGGTACACTACGGTCACGCAATTCAAGAATGTCTTTGAACATACGCTTTTCAGCAAAGTTAGTGATTGCTGGCATACCAACTGACTGTACAGCCTGCAGGCTCAATTCTTCCTGCTTACGGCGCTCGATCTGAGTTGATGTTTCATGCGGAGCATCACATGCTGTCAAAAGTGTTGCGACAGCGGCAAGGGCTAGGATACGTTTCATTTTACAAACCTCGGGATTCTGGCTTCAGTGCCATGATATTGAAAATTATCTAACATTGGAACCAATGATTCCAAATCAGATGCTGGGTGACGTTCTATGACTTTATGGTCATCGTCTATTAACATAAAATACAACTTGGTTGTACCTTCATCGATTTGCGGTTGAAAAATATGTTTTAGATCATCTAAAATCATTTTCCTGCTCGCAAGTCGTTATAGAAGTTACGAAGGTTGGGAGGCATTTTATCCTCTGGATACACCGAGAAACGGTGTAACACTATAGCACGGACTGCATCTTTATGATCCTTGTCCGCATTGATATAATCCATTTGGAGATTTTCCAAATCACGGATCATACCATCATTGTACTGTTCACTTTGTTTGAACACTTGATTATCCACTGCACGATACTTTGGAGCAAAGTATTGATAAGCCCAAAAGCTACCGAACATTGCCAAAACAATGAAAGCGATCCAACCTACTACGATTGCCGAGATTTCCTTAAACATGCTTATCCTTTACTGTTTGTCTATTTCTTTGAAAGCTTCTGGAGCACGACGCATAGCGATTTCTCGTTCGGCATGTGCTTCTTTGGCCTTGCGTAAAATGTTAGCATCACCTGTGGGCAACACTACCAATACATAAGTGTTGACTCTGCCATCTGGAGTAACAATGCGTTTGATTGCATTTTGCTCAACACCAGTTAAATCTACACCAGGGCAGTAGCTCTTAGTAGCACGTTCATTCAATTGTGTACGTGAACTAGCACCTTCGCTAGAATAAGTCTTGGTCATTTGACTAGTTTTACCGCCAGCCGCCATACACAATTTGCCGTAGGCATCATTCTTAGCATAGGCATCCGAATCAGCCATGTTGTAAGAACTACCAAAACCGGATTCATAAACTGCGCTGTTACTGATAGGAATTTTATTATACCAGTCAGGAGTTTTATCCAAAATACGTTCTTGTGTGCGAACACTCATTTCACGTTCGTTGTCTGCTCTACGCTCATAGGCATCACGAGTTGTACCACAAGCCGCCAGCATGGCAACCACAGGAATTAGTAATAGAGCTTTTTTCATTATTTGCCACCCATCTGTTCTTTTGTCCATTCTGCGGACGATTGAATATCCTTACCAATACCTGCTACGGTCGAGCAAGCGGTAAGGGCTGAAACCAAAATGATCAATGCTAAGATTCTCATTTTGCCAACTCCTGACTTTGTGTTTTAACTGTGTCTACACCTTTATCAAGCATACGAGCAATGCCGGAAAATCCAACGGTTGCTAGTACCAATCCAAAGATAGTGCCTGCTATGAATGCCTTCATTTGTGTGCCTCTGTGATGTTGTTGAACATGTTATTATTATAGCGTAATAATAATCAAATGTCAACTATTAGATTTACCAATTTTATCCGAATGGCGGCAAGTGATATTGGATTCGCTTTTGAATGTACCGCCCAAATCCAAAAGGAAATTTTTACGAGCTCTTTCTTGGGCATAGTAACAAATACTTGCCATTTGCTCTAGTCCTACTTCAGTCTGTTCAAAATGATAAACTTCACCATCTACAGTCATATCAAATCTTACAGTACATTCATTTTTGGCACCAAGCTCATATTCTTCTCTAGCCAAATTTTGAACAGGACCAACCTTGTGTTCAGTAACCAAATTGCTTCTGGTATCTATATTACACCCGTCCGGTCCAAGAGCCACTGTATCTTCAACAGTGGCAGATTGTGCAGATGGGATAGGTGCTTGATCGCAGGCTGTAAGTAATAGTGCTGACAGCAATAGTGCATACTTCATAATGAACTCTGTGTGTAGTTACGATATTAGTATTGTACAGTCATTAACGATATTTGTCATTCAATTCGACGTTCGAAAGTCCAGCTATAGTTTTGAACTTTTCAAAAGCCTTTTTGGCACTGGGATTCTTTTCCAATTCACTGTTGGGCAATACAGCTTCTAGCCAAATTTCTGGACGGCGTTTTGGGTGTGCGCCGAATTGGCGTGGCTGGTGTAGCTTACCAGTTTCTAGTAATTCGATACTGACACTACGAAAACGATCCTCATCACCATCCGGATATGCCGCCCATTCTGGATTACTCAGTCCATAAGGATCATGGTATCCTCCCCAAATTTCTGCCCACTGTATATCATTTCGCGGATCGAAATCTGTACGGCTAATAACGACGAGAACATCGTCAATGTCTACTATACCATCAACAATGTCTCTAACACAACGACTGTAACTTAGACCAATTTTCATTTTATCTTCCAGTCTGTGTTTTTGTTACAGTGGGCCCCGAGCTTTCAAAGTCCATGCCAGCATTGCGCCCTTCATAGCACTTGCCATTCCATTTCATGTTTATCTTAACAGCTTTGCCTACAACAACATTGAGAAGGACCTTGTCCTCAAAGTCCTGCACAACTGCCTCAGTCATTTTAGCACTTTTGGCCATTTTGATAAAACAAGTGTCACTGTGCCTTAGTATTGTTGCCATTGCTGGCCTCCAATTCTTCTACACGAGATTGAAGTCTTACCAATTCTGCTTCCAATGCTTCCAAGTGATCTGCTACCTGAACTAAAAATTCATTTAGATTCTCTGCGGTAACACGCAACATATCACCATTTGTTTTTGGTACTTCTTTCATTTATATCTCCAATAAAATATTTGGGTTCCAGCCAGTGTCTTCGCTGTAACCATCGTTTTCATAACCACGTGGGTTACATACTACTCTTGTCTCACCGATAGTATAATCAAACGGATGATGAGTGTGTCCATGTGTCCATAGCACAATCTGTGGATGATCCAAAATAAACTCACTCAAGTCACTGTGATAGCCACCGTTCATCAAATGATCATTGCCATACTGTTCATGACAGCTTTGGAAACTAGGACTATGATGTCCAACTACAACACACTTCTTGTCCTTGTGTTCTTGAACAATATGTTTGATGTAGGCAAGAGTCTTGTCGTGGCGATGTGCAACATCCAACGCACTCATAGGAGCATAGCTTCTATAGTCGTTACGGATGATACGAAAGTCATTCATCATGCCTTCGATAGCATGCATAGTCAATGGATCACGTTTGTTCATATTGGTCCAAAGTGTACCGCCTACAAACACTACATCATCGATGATCTTTGTGTCTTGTTCCAACATATACACGTTGGGAAACTTGGCACATTCTTCACGCATGTAATCAATAGCCGCATAGAACTTACCATGATAGAATTCGTGGTTGCCCATGATATAGATAACATGTGGAAACTGAAAACTACAACGCTTCAAAAAATCGCGGAATCGTTGTGCCTTTTCTTGTCTACGACCCAACCCAGTACCATTAGCAATAGCCGCTTGATCGCTCGAATTGCTTGGTTCGGGATGATCGTGGAGATCCTGGGCAACCATAATGTCGCCACCGAGGATCAAAACATCGTAGTCTTGATCATTTTGAATGTTGATGTCACTGAACTCTAAGTGTAGGTCACTGACTAGTTTGATTCTCATTTTACTCTTCTTCGGTGTGTTCGTCTAAAAATGAATAGTCTAAATAAGGACCGGGCTCTTTCTTAAACTTTTCTGCATCTTCTTTAGTATACTGGCCTTTTTCAACTTTGTCAATAAATGCTTTGAGCATCTTGTTCATCCAATCATTGAATGTCATGTTTTCAGAGTGTGCGGCTTTGAACGCAAACATGAGCAAGTCGTCTGGTAAATCCAAAGGAACGCTTACGTCTGTACTATAATCCTCGCCAGCTTTGATAGCTAGACACTTAGAAATAAAGTCGTCGTCGACTTCCAAATCTACATAGTCGACACTATCCCACGCTTCGTTTAGATTGACTCCACGAGACTGGGATTCCTTACTGTGCTTGTCTCGCTTGTTCTCTGCAATCATGCGATAAGCACGATCTTTAGTATAGTCGCATACTGTTACTTCGTAGACTTTTTGAGTTTTGGTACTGAACACAATATTAAAACTCCAACCGCCTTTGTCGTGAAGTCCGTTCCAACTGCTCAATTGATAAGCATTTGGTCCGTAGCAACGCCAACCATAATCAGCACCTTCGGTGATCTTATAGTCTACCAATTCCATCCATTCTTTCATCGTAATCATTTTATTCTTCCTTTGCTAAGTATTCATCTTCCGGAGTATCAAAATCTTCACCGCCATGCTCTACACATACAGTCTTAATCCATCCGCCAGGTGTTTGTGTTCCAGGTTTACCACACTCTTCGCAAGTAACGCCTGACATTGATTCCGCCATAGTAACCATACCGCGGATATAATCATCTCCGCCTGTATAGTAAAAACGTAGTGTACCAAACTTTTCTTTTACCTGATCTAGTACCACTTGCGGAATTTCTTCTGGCACTGGTTGTAAAGGAGTGGTCATATATTCTTTAGCACGTTCTTTGACAAAGTCCGCACTCAATCCTCGATCACCATATTGCTCTGCCATCAAGTCTGCAAACAATTCAGCATTGCCCGATTGACCTGCTTCACGAATTTTATTGAATCTAATAGCAACTTCACGCTGACGTTCGCGCCAATTTATGTGCTGTTGGATATTGGCCATAAGCTGATTGAGGATCTGGAACCAACCATCTCCACATTCAAAGCCCCAACACATACAAGTTTCAGTCATAGGTGCATTGCGGTTAACCATCATCTTTGGATATACCTTACATAGGTATTCGTCGAGTTCTCTTTTCATATAATCTTTCCTAAGCCTACATAAATCAGTTCATCTAACTCTTGTTGATAATCTTGACCCGTCCTGCGCTTGAGCCAAATAGCTGTAAGTAATTCTGTGGGAGTAACTCCTGGAACTTCAAAGCCCTTGCCTCTACGTTCCAATTCTTCAATAAGATCGTCATCGTCAAAGTCGTCCAACTCAACGTCAATTTCAACTTCTTTATAAACTGTGCGATACATTATTTGACCTCGTCTGATGTTTCTGGAAAGTGACTGATAATTAAATCTAGTGCTTCAATGGTACGCATGTTGATTACTATGTCTTCTGGATGCAACCAATAGCCGTCTGGATTGGATTCCGTTTTAGGATTCTTTTTCCATTGTTTGATTTCTTTCTTAAGATATGCACGATAGTCTTTTAGATTAAGACTGGTAATGCGATCGGCTGTTTCGCCGTCTATCCACTGATAGGGTTTGTGTTTTGCCTTGCTCATACTAGTAGACTTCTTTGTGTATCACATATTCTTCTTTGGGCCACTTGACTTTGAATTCTTCTGTCTTGATGTATTCATTGTAGTCCTTAGCGTTAAAAAACACTTTGGTGAATTCTGTTTTGTAACTACCAATCTTATTGATAGTTAAGTAAACCGATTTTGCTGTACCTGCCATTATTGGGCCACCTTTACAAAGTTAAGTCTAGTTTCATCATTTCCATGCTTCCAATGTTTGCTATTGTCCTTGACCTTAGCTTTGACAATGACGCATGGTCCACGTTTCAATTCCGTCTGGCTCATCCAACTGGCCATCTTGTTGTTTATAATAGCACAGATGTTCCAACCTGTAAAGTTTTTAGACTTAATTACTTCGAGTATTTCGCCGTCTAAATCTGCCAAACGATCTCCAGGCTTGCCCAAGAATCCTTCTTCAACTGACCTTGCGGCTTTCTTAACTTGATTGTGTACAGCATCTCTAGCCTGTACGCTGGGCAAACAGGCTACATAACCAAATTGATTTTCTTTTACTGTGTCACTATTCAAAATAGTATTAATAGTTGTGAGAAATTCGTTTTCTCCATCAATGGCGGCAAACATTAGTCGCTTGTAGTAGGCTTTGATTTCTTCAGCACGGGCTACATCTTCGGGTTCAATCTTAAGTGCTTTGGTATCAAGAATAACCATTCGATCATCCAATGTAAGCATCATTAGAATTTTATTTGGTTGCTTGGCGTACATAAAGACACCGTCCTCGGCATATACCGATTCTTGATCTTTGAGATAAGCACCATTAACTCGCTGTGCGGCACAGGCCAATTCTAATACTTGCTGTGTGGGAAACTCTTTCATGTTGCTCACTTTGTTAGTTTCAATACAAGTATTTTACATGAATATTAGGTCTTTGTCAAGTCGATCCAAATGCAGATAGACTTTTTTGGCAATGCGTTTGGTTATGTCATTCAAACCAAAGTGTTGTATATAGGCCCTAAGCATTGGGCTAGATAAATTGGAACCTGTACGCATTTTACTCATAATGCTGATCCTGCTCAAATTTCTACGAGCTCTATCTTTATCCATAGTTCTTAATAGCTCAATTGCTATGCTGACAGCATAGGCATCCATTTCGTCGTGATTGGCTAGATACTCGTCGTATGGACTCATAGGATTAACTACGTAGTCTTGAAAATTCCTACGCATACTTTGATATTGATGACGATGCTCGTGTACCACAGCATCGAATATTTCAATAAGGAAACTGGTCACTTGGTGAGGACCAAATTCCTCATCTCCCACTAGATTGTGATGCACAACTACTTCTATAGGAGTTTCGCCATGTAGATCGTTTTCGCTGTCATAGTATGCCTCTACATACCATTTGTCAGGATCCCAGTCCTTAATACGTTTAGTTTTAATTACTAGATCAAACTCGTGTTTTTTGAAAGTTCGTCTAGTTAAGGATATTAATTTTTTGAAAGTTGTTAGTTCAGGACTTGATTCTCGAACTTGTTTACATACTTGATTAACGCGATCGAGAATGATGTTCATATTACAACCTATAAGTGATCCTGCCCTTGCTCAAATCATATACGCTGACTTCTAATCTTACTTCGTCGCCTAATATGATTCTAATTTTGTTTTGTTTGAGCTTACCACCCAAATAGCAAAGTAGCGGTTTATCATATCCCTCTACTCTAACTCTAAACATATTGCCAGGCAATACTTCTTCTACCTCTCCGGTAAATTCTAACGTGTCGTCTTTAGCCATTAGTTACTTTTGCTATGCTCCACGAGCCATCCTTATTATCTGTCCACTCAAGTGTGTCACCTTCTACCCATCCTTGTAAATCCAATAAGTCTTGAGGTAATGGCAGTACTAGGTCCCCACTACCATCTTCTGCTTCTTCAACTGTTACGGTCCAATGTGTCATGCTAATATTTAACCTTAAACTTCGTCATCCTCATAAGGAATTGGTCTCCAACCTAAACGGTTTAAGTCCAACTCAATTTCTTCAGTGACTACACCTTCTGGCACATAGCCTTTATTACCTTCTTCATCGCCATTGCCGAGTCCACCGCCAATACCGCTACAATACCAATCGATGTAATCACCTTGTTCACGCATGTCAGCAATTATACCACCAGAGTGACGCCAAGAGCAACTCCAAGTTTCACCTTTCATTTCCTGCCAAAACTCTCTGCTTTGCCAAGTCATGTTACACATGGCCGCATATAAGTTTTGAGCATACGCATCACTGGCCTTAACTTTGTCGCAAAGTTCTTTTGAACTACGGAGATCGTACTCCATATTGTTCTTTTGCCACACAGGGTCTTTTAGATTCTCCTCATCCTGTTCACGCCAAGTCTTGTACATGGCAACATAGTCGGAATTGGGTTCTTTGCCTTCTTTCTCACAACGCTTGATATACCCTTCTTTTTGAAAGGTATGACGTTCAGGACTTGATGCTACTTTTTTCATTTGTGCCAGTGGCCTTGCAAACAATGACGGACTTCGTGTCCAATGGTATGAAAGTTTGTTGTTCTTCCTGTAACAATAGTACACTCGGATTTAGAACCATTGTAAAAACTACAGGCATCGACGTTGTAAGGCATTCCGTTAAAACCACGTCGGCGACTTTCCTCGTCACAGGTTTTGGTAACATCGACAGGCGCTTGTATAAATGAAATCTTTGTTTCATTTACTTCATTATGAGTCATATCAAATTGTTGATGTGGATCTTCAGAATATGCAAACACGTTAGTGGTTGCTAACATTACAACTAATACCAGTGCCTTTTTCATACAATGCCTTTCAGTGCCTAAGTTAAAAATGGTGTGGACGGAAGGATTCGAACCTTCAAAGTCACTCAATGAGCTAGACCCGTTCCCTCCGTTCGCCGAAGCTACTAGGAGGAGGTTTACCAAGTTACACTCACGTCCACGTAGTAATTATAGCATCCTTTGTAAATACTGTCAATGAATTTCTCTCTTATCCCATTCGCAAAAATACAACGGTTTGGACAGCAAACAATGTTGGATCGTCCTTTATTTAACATAAGTTGGATATTGGGAAGATTTTGTAATTACAAGTGTAGCTATTGCTGGCCATATGCTCGAAGTAACAAGTTGGACTACCAAACTTTAGAAGTTTATAAGTCTACAGTCAACGAGATAAAGCGTCAAGCTGGTTTGAACGGATTTACCCAATTCCACTGGAGTTTTAGTGGCGGCGAACCTACGGCTTATAAAGAGCTTCCCAATTTAATCAAACACTTGGATGAAACCCAAAGTAGCTATCAAAGCATACATATGACAACCAATTTGTCGCCAGGATCAAAATGGTGGGAGAATTGGTGCGATATCACTGACTGTTTACAGCGTCGTAGTATCACAGCCAGCTTTCACGCTGAGTTTGCCAAAGAGCAGGAGTTTGGTGACAAATGCCTACAACTAATGTATGAACGAGTACATGTAACAGTCAACCAAGTTATGGTGCCAGAACTGTTTTATGAAACATTAGAACGATGCAACCGTTTGCGTGACCGTGGAATCAATGTAACACTCAAACCACAGAGCAACGATACCGCTACATCCATTGTTACTGGCTATACTCCTGATATGGTTAAGATCATGCAAGATGATTTTGAACAACAGGAAGGTTATCAAATTCGTCTAACTGATGGTGAGCAAGATTATTACATAGATCAAGCAGAGAGATTTAATGCATTGGGCTTTAATCAGTTTGCCAATTGGACTTGCAATGCAGGCTATCAGAGTGTTATAATAAGAGGTAATGAGGTCAAGAGAGCATATAGCTGTAAAGAACAACCTCTGGGAACGTTAGACAACTTTACTTTGTTTTCCGCCCCTAGACCATGCGTAACCGAAAGGTGCGTAAGTAGCGCCGATAGTAAAATACCAAAATGTATAAATTAGAAGATATAAAAGAAATCCACTTAGAATTAACCAGCAAATGCCAAGCACGTTGCCCCATGTGCCCACGACGTGTTAATGGCGGTATTATTAATCCGTTGTTTGAAATAACAGAAATAAATTTAGATACTTTTAAGAAATGGTTTAATCCAGATTTTATTCGACAGCTTGATCGAATTTTTATGTGTGGTAATTTAGGAGATCCTATTATTGCAGAAGATTGTCTAGAAATAATACAATACCTAAAAACGATAAATCCGCATATTCAATTACAGATGAATACAAATGGCAGTGCAAGGAATATACATTGGTGGAAAGAACTAGCTCAATATAATGTCAAAGTTGTGTTTGGTATCGACGGCCTTGCAGACACCCATTCTTTGTACAGAGTGGATACTGACTGGAACAAAATTATAAAAAATGCCACGGCTTTTATAGAAGCAGGCGGAGTAGCAAGATGGGACATGTTGGCGTTCAAACATAACGAACATCAAATTGACGATTGCAAACAGTTGTCTCACTCGCTGGGCTTCAAAGAATTTAGTGTGAAACACACTAGTAGATTTTCAGAAAATAAATTGCATGTGCTAGACGATAGTGGGAAAACCAAACACATTCTTTACCCCACACAGCATAGTTTGGATATGATTCCAAAAGTTAAATCGTCTATTACCGAAATCAAACCTATTATTAAATGTAAAGCAAAAACAAGTAAACAATTTTACGTTTCTGCTAACGGAGTTATAAGCCCCTGTTGTTGGCTTGACTTTAGTTGGTATGTACCAAGACAAGACAGTCGTGTAGACTACATGGATACTATTGGCAAATTTCTTAATCTAAATACACAATCTTTAGAAGATATCTTTGATTCTGGATATTTTCAACAAATAGAGGATACATGGAATATTAAACCTCTATTGGAGTGCAGTAAACAGTGCGGCAGTTTTGACAAGATGGGAGCACAATTTGTTAATTGACTCTGAACACTTACACTACTGGATGCAGGCCATTAGACAAAGTGAAGATCCCTTGCGCACTATGGATGCCTTTTGGAGCGGCCAACTCAAAAGTAAAGAGTGGCTGATTGAAACCTTAGCTATGCATTGTTCTATCAAGTCCGGACCATATGATGTAGACATCTATGGCGGCTGGGTGGGTGTGTTGGCCAGTATGCTATTTCAAAGCACAATACCTGTTTGGAAGATTCGTAGCATTGATATAGATCCCAGTTGTGAAAAGACAGCAACTATGATGAACAAGGGAGAAGAAATACAAGGAAGATTCTCAGCCATTACAGCAGACATGTGTAGCACTATGAGTGAAGCCAACATTGTAATCAATACTAGCTGTGAACATATCACACAAGCACAGTATCACAAGTGGTTAGATCTAGTGCCTAATGACAGTTTGCTGGTGCTACAAAGTAATAACTACAATATACCTGAGCATATTAGGATTGCCAATAGCTTGGATGAATTCAAAGCTCAGTCTAAAATTGATGTTGTCTGGGCCGGTGAATTGGCGTTACCCTTATATACTCGTTGGATGATCATAGGAAATAAAAATGTTTAGTATGTCCGAACTTAAAAGTGTTCACTTGGAGATTACCAATAGATGCCAAGCATCTTGTCCTATGTGTCCAAGAAATATCCACGGTGGAATCGATAATCCCTTGCTAGAAATAAATGATTGGTCAATAGATGATTTTGTAAAGATATTTCCTATAGACGTATTACAACAACTTAAAATAATAAATTTTTGTGGAAACTTTGGTGATCCGTTGATAAACAATGATATTATTAAAATGTGTGAATATGTTAAAAACAGCAATCCTGAAATAGAAATAGCTATACATACCAACGGTAGTTTAAGATCTACAGCTTGGTGGAAAGAACTAAAATCTGCATTACCTAATAATCATAATGTAATATTTGCTATAGATGGACTAGAAGATACACACAGCATTTATCGTGTTGGAACTAATTATAGTATGATTTTGAAAAATGCCCAAACTTTTATAGAAGCAGGCGGAACAGCCGAATGGCATTTTATTAGATTCAAACATAACGAACATCAAGTTAGAGAAGCAGAACAGCTATCTAAAGAATTAGGTTTCAAACAATTTACCATGAAAACCAGTAGACGACATGGGAGACCTTTTCCAGTTGTAGATGAGCATGGAAAATTTTTATATAATCTTGAACAACCTAGCGACAGTACTATTAAATTTGTAAGTAAATCAGACTTAGAAGGACATCAAAATTGGCCTAACGCTGATAAGATTAATTGTGTGGCTATGCGAGATAAAGATTTGTTTATAGATGCGCATTATCAACTAAGCCCTTGTTGTATGATTGGTGCATTTTTATACACAAACTACGATGTTGATTTATATAAATCTTATGATCTGTTCCAAGAAGATTCTATTATTGAAGAAGGTGAAAGAGTAAGAAATCAAGTATTAGCATTTCCTAGATTAAATGTACTCAAGGAAGGATTTCAAAATATCATCGAATCCAAACAATGGCAAACCATGTGGCAACAAAAATGGAAAGATCGATCTAGTTCTACTTGTATCATTATGTGCGGGCCATACAGTCCATATTTAGGTGTTCACGAACAAGAAACTGAGACATCAATCAATGAGTAAAACATTTTGGATACAACCGGCCGAAACACAATTAGGTAACTGGCAACAACAGATTACAGATTTAACCGGTAGTGCTAGTTTCTGTGTTTTACCATGGATTCATTTAGCAACAAGGCCCAATGGTGATATGCGTATTTGTTGTGTTGCCAATGCAAGCGGTGCCGATAGCGGAGACTATACAGTAGGACTTGTAAAAAAAGAAAATGGCAATCCTGCTAACTTTGCCAAGGACTTACCTACAGAAGCATTTAATAACGACTATATGAAATCGGTGCGTAAAACTATGTTGGCAGGCGAAGTTCCTGCCAGTTGTGTAAAGTGTTATGAAGAAGAAGCAGAAGGTATTGCCAGTAAACGTATTTGGGAAACTGGTACGTGGCACTTGAACGAAAAAATTGATATTAAAGAACTAATTGCAGAAACAGAAATAGACGGAACTGTTCCCTACAAGTTGCAATATCTAGATCTAAGGCTAGGGCATACATGTAATTTGAAATGCATCATGTGTAGTCCACACGATAGTAGTTTGTGGGTACCTGAACATAAAAAAGTATTCCCTATTTTTACCAGCCCTTTAATTAAAAAACAAATGAGTTGGGAGTCTGACGAGTTCAATAACAAGTGGCACGAAAATCCTGAGTTCTGGGAAGAAGTATATGATCAAATTCCCAACATCAAACAATTATATTTTGCTGGGGGTGAGCCTCTACTGATCAAAGAACACAAGGTGTTTCTTTTAGAAATTATAAAACGTGGTTATGCTAAACAAATTAGCTTAAGATATAATACTAATGGTATATTAGTCAACGACGAGATCATTGAAATATGGAGTCAATTCCGCAAAGTCAAAGTCGGTGTTAGTTTAGATGGTATTGGGCCAAGGGGAGAGTATATACGTTATCCCCTCGAGTGGAAGACGGTGGAAGAAAATTTAATCAAATTAGATAATGCTCCAGACAATATTCAAACTAATATTGCCATGGCAGTACAGATATTAAATATCAAACACGTTCCAGATTTCATTAAATGGAAAGTGCGTATGGACTTTAAGAAAATTAATTTTGATAAGAATGCCGCAGGTCATGTAATGGGTGGCGGACTAGTAGGTGTACATTTGCTATGGATACCTACATGGCTAAGTCTACGTGTGTTGCCCAAGGAAGACAAACTGGAGGTGCGCAAGTTGTTTGTTGCTCTTCAGGAATGGCTATGGAAAAATTATACACAAGATGAAGAATTCTGGGAAGTTAACCCCTATGGATGGAAACGTTGGGAAGGGATACTAGATTGGATGGATAAAGAAGATCATACCAACTTACTATTAGATTTCAAAGACTATATTAGTGTTATGGATAAACAACGTAACACTAATTTTAAGAATACATTTCCGGAACTATCACATTTATTATGAAACCTATAAAGATTGTATCAACACAAAAACCTAATATTTTAGCGATAAGATGGAATCCTAATAACGTTTGCAATTATAAATGCGAGTACTGTTGGCCTGGCAGTAATAAGGGCGACTATAAATCTCCTGAAGACCTCAATCTTATAGTGAAAAATTTTAATCACATGATTGAAAGATACAAAACTAAATTAGGTAAAACTGTTGTTCATCTTAGTCTAGCAGGAGGAGAACCTACTTTATGGAAAGATCTTGGTAAATTTATAGAAGAAATCAAAAAAGAAAATAATGTTTACTTTACTTTGATTAGCAATGGTTCAAGAACATTGCGATGGTGGAAAGAATACGGACATTTAATAGACAATGCAGGATTGTCATATCATATTTCCCAAGCGGATCCTGATCATATGATAGCTGTGGCAGATACACTATTTGAGTTAGGTAAAAAGGTCACCGTTAAGGTTTTAATGGATAGGAAATACTGGCAAGAAGGATTGGATGTTATTGAATACATGAAAACAAAAAGCAAATACAACTGGTTTATAACCACCTGCGAAGTCATTGAACCGGATGTAGCAAACATCAAAGGTATACGAGTTATCGATGCCAATGATATTCAACTAACAAAGGAACAAAAAAGTTTCTTAAAAAACTCCTTAAAAAGAATACCTAACATATTATGGTTCTGGAAAAATAGAAAATTAATTTCAGACGGGCATATAAGACTTTACGAAAGCGTTGCTCACTTTGAAAATGGTAAGACCATGAAAACAAAATCTAATACCTATATTAATAATGGCTGGACTGGTTTTGAAGGGTGGAGTTGTGATATAGGATTAGACAATGTTTTCATTGAATGGACAGGTTCGATACAAGGAGCCTGCACACAGAAGATTTATGGATTAGACTATACCTTTAATATTCTTGATAAAGACTTCACAGAAAAATTTGATCCCGAATTCAAATCTTCTATATGTTCTATTAAGAATTGTTTATGTGCTTGCGAAACACAACAATCAAAGTTTAGACTTAGTTAACGGAATATCTGCCGCGCAGGTACAAAAATTACGGTCGCAAATTACAGGTTCGCCGGGTGCAATAAAGTTATCTTCATATATGTTGCCAAGACTACCTCCAACTCTACAAGTTGCTCTGTGTACATCTCCGTCCCAGTTAATCATTAGACTTTCTATACCAGCACTACAGGACCATCCTTTGAATTGGTTCTGATGATTCTTAATCATGTCGTTAGCATGATATAATAACTGTGCATGTTCGTTGTTTAGCCATACTACCGTATTTGCTTCTACTGTAGATTCCATAGATTTGATAAAATCTAAATCATTAGTATTGTAACGCATGTCATCAAACAAATCATGATCGCCTTTAGTCCAGCGTATACGACGGACAGTATTAGGAATATTACCTAGTTGGCATCTAGCTCTTAATTGTATGGCTGCTGGCATATGATCATGGTGTGCCATAATCTGTGCTATAACTTTTACAGTGGACAATTTATTAATGCTTTCTACAGTATTGAATACACGTTTCCAATCGTATTCTAAATGGATGCTAAAAACAAATTGATCAACAGGAAGTCCAGCGTAAAAATCGTAAGGGCGAGTTCCATTGGTAGTTACACTGATCCAACTGATGCCAACGTGTTTACAATACTTAACTAGCTCATCAAACTTAGGATGTACACAGGGCTCTCCGCCTGTGAAGCTAAGACGAACAGGTTTGCCAAGAGTAACTAGTTTATCAACACATGTTTTCAATATTTCAATATCAGTATGCGGGCTTGTGTTATCGTGTATTTCGCTAGGACAATAACTACAATCGTAGTTACAGCGTTTGCCAAGATTCCATTCGATCTTAATTGTACCCTGATGAGGATATCTACTGGTTACTTTAAGCATACAACTGATTTAACCTTATTAAATTTTAATAGTGTAGATTTATCTACGGATGTAACTAGATCTGCCACCGGTATCATTCCTATGTTTAGATTCTTAAATGGAAACCTTTTCCGTAACAACCATATTTTAATTATTACAGATCGTATTAGATAAATCAACCAGTGAGTGCTCGGACCAAATTTAATCATAAAGTCTGCACTGTAATAAATCTGCGGTCTGATAGCTTCTGCCATAGTATCATTATCTTTGAAAACATCTAGAACAGTTTTTCCATTTTGACAATAGTTTATATATACGGTATTCTGTTTCCATTTGTAAGTAAATTCACGCATGTCTTTTTCAGAAAGATTTAATCTCAGGGTATTTGAAAAAGTTACTACTAGAGTAGGATGCGTATTGCCTGTTCTAATTGATGATTCTAATTGATGTATTAATATATTAAATCGACAAACAGCTTCCTGTATATGTGCAGGCGCACTATTATACCAGTCAGTTCCTTTAATAATATCACCCCGCAGGTCTTCAAAAAATTTGTGAAGATAATTTAGTTCCTGTTGTGTGGAAAACTCTGATACTTGTTTATCTATTATTGGTTGGTATGCATTTATAATATTAATTTGATTATTAAGTTGTTTTACAAAATCATGAGAGCCCCAATTACTAAATCTATCAGTTTCGTATAGAGGATAGTTTTTAGATAATTCTGTAAACCACTTGTTTGCTATATCAGTATTCCTTAATTTGAAATCTAGTATCAGGTCTTCGTTTCCGTTAGTTAATATTACCTTAAGCATAATCTTTGAACTCCGGAGTTACTTCAAAAAAACTTTGATTTCGACTGCTATCTAATTTTTGATTAAATTCTATACAGTCCTGCCATTTGTCGCTTTGATCTCGAGCCATTAGATAATTTATATTATCTTGTATTTGTCCTAATGTATAAGACAACAGCTCTGGATGCAGTTTAACCAGTTTGAAATCTTTAACTCTTTCTTGTATAGCAATTAATCTATCTACCGCTAACATACGCAATGGCTTGGGCAACACTTGAGCCGATAATACTTTAGGATACTCCACCCTGTGCGTATGAAACACAATGCCAAGGTCATCTAAAAAATATTCAATAATCTTGTCCAGTACTAGCACATTACTAACCTGTACAGTAACAGCACCTACTATGCGACTGATGTTAGGAATAGTTTGTATTTGTTTAATGTTGTTAATCAATTCAGCCCAACTAGCATTGCCGCGAACATATTCATAACTACTACCAATACCATCAATGCTTACATTGACAGCCACACTCTTAAATTTAGGCCAGTATTCCCATACAGTACGATTGCTCTTGCCCAGCATACTTAGATTAGTAGCATATTTAATTTCTATTTGATTACCATAAGGCGCCAACATATCTAGTATGCGATAGTGTTGAGGATCCATTAAGGGCTCGCCTCCGGCAAACTCTACTCGACGGAAGTAAGGTAAGAGCTTTTCTAAACTAGCCCACCATGATGGATTGTCTTGAAAGTTATCCAAGTGTGGTTTATTTTCTAAGTCGTGTTCTTCTATAATGGCATACATAATGTTGCCTTCTTTCTTGTAGAACTCTTTTACCTCACTCCAATCATTCCAGCTAGTACTATCCATAGGATGGCACATGCGACATTTGAGATTACACAAGTTGTTTAGTTTAAGTTCCATGGTAGGAATCTCAAACGGCATTGTGAAATCACTGTTCATACTACTAACAGCATTAGGGTATAGTTTGATACGTGCTTCGGGAATCTTTCCTCGCACATGTCTTTGTCTAAGACTTTCAACTCCTTGATCTTCTAAACTAAAACAAGGTTCGCATTCTGGCGGACGATAGCCATTCAACACTTGATAACGGATACGTTTCATTGTATCGTTGTTCCAAATTTCTTCGAGTGTTTGTTCTTGTATATTACCTACAGGATGACTACGGCAACATGCACATATGGCTCCATCTTCTCTAGTTGCCAGGCCTGTAAAAGGGTGCATACAAAATGTTGGAGGATTAATGTTTATTGGCATATCTTATATAATTTTTCAGCCGCTAGTTTATGCGCTATCGGTCCAGGATGGCTGTTATCTAATGCTATATCTAATTTGTGATCAATTATACTTTTGGATATATAATGATCTGGTTTTTTGATAAAGGATGGCATTTTATTGTACCATCTATGTTGAAAAGCAGAGAAGTGAAATTGTTTAACTCCTTTTGTTTTCAAATAGGATTCGGCATGATGTATATATAATCCTGTTCTAACAGCAAGATCGTGATCATTATGCACACTAAAATATTCTTTTACAAGTTTCATATCTGTATGCCAAGCACTTACTCGATAATCTGATTCAATTCCAAATATATTTTTATTGAAAATACAGTCTCTCATATTAAAAGTCCAACCTACAATCACTGTGTCGTAGGACACAAAATCTTCAAAATTTAATATTTCTTTTAGAATTTGAACGTTACTAGATCCGCATATTGCTTTGTTAACTACTTCTAATCCAAGCATGTCTCCTAGGACTTGCGGCCAAGCAAATTTACTAGGGTTAGGCCCTGCCCAATTTTTTACAGGAACATGACAGTCGGCTAGTCCATGACCGTAGGTAAAACTATCACCAAATGCTATAAGTCTAGACATCAGCTAGATACCTTATTAAAGGACTAAGTCCTACTGGTCGATTATCTTTGAGAGCAAGATAAATGCTCTTGGTTGGTGCGAGATCAAAGTCCTCGCATATCTTATAGTAAATATCGCCATAGGTTGTCCACAAGTAGTCTGGAGCAATATTGCGTAGGAAGTGTAGGCCAATCATCACGGGAGCACGGAGGTTCATGGCAAAGTCATTTTGTATAGTAACGGCATCAGCTGTTGTACTCTTGGTCCAACGTAAGCCCACACGATTCCATCCTAGTCCTAATCCCTTGCTTAGACTTATCCCGACAGACCTAATTGATGGATGAGATACATCAAAGTCAATTCCGCGGCAGCAAGTAAACCAAGCGCCGTCCACATGTACACCAATACCTTTGTTTCCCGCTTCATCTAATATCTCCTTCATAGCCTCGTGGGTATCTCCTGTACTGGGAAATGGCATGGCTACAACTAGTTGCTTCTCCTCGCTGAGGTATCCTGGATATGTATACCAGTTACCCAGTCTGGCATGATATCTATAGTCGCCGGCCAGCACCTGCACAGGACCATTCATATAAGCCGTATCTATAAATTGAGTACAGCCGTTAATTATGTCCACACGATTAAATGTATCCAATCCTGTAATTGTGTTAAGTTTAGATTGTAATAACCAAGCAGTCATTTCCTTTTTGAAATTAATATAAACTTGATCACTTATGTCTCTATCCAATCGGCCAGATAATACATCCTGTATTAGGGATTCAATATAATTGTCTACTAAAGGTTGTGGCCTATCCACTTCTAAATAAATTGGATCGTACTCGGGTGCGATTTTTGTCTTCATGTTTTATTTACATCATTATAGTAGCACATAAATATTTCATGCTTTCTACAACCAATTATACAACAGATCCAAAATTATTTCAAGAAGCCTGTAGCCAATTACCTGAATCAGGTATCAAAACTACTATCAATAAACCCACAGGCAATTTCTTTTACGATCCTTGGGTACTAAAGGATGAGTATAAAGGAACAGTTTGGGAAACACTATACAACAGTTTGCCTGTTAGTAAAGGTGAAGCAAGAATTATTATTTTGGATCCTGGTACATGTTATACTAGTCATGCTGATATAGATGATAGGTACCATTTGAATATTTTGGGAGACGAATGTTTTCTTATCAATCTAGTACAAGAACAAATGTATAGACTAATTCAAGACGGTATATGGTATGACATGGATGCTGGCTTTCATCATACTGCCGCTAACTTTGGCCGTCGTGCTAGAGTACAGTTGGTCATTAGGAAATTATTAAAAAGAAATCAAATAGCTGATCCTACAACAGTTACTATAACAACTAAGTTAGGCAATTTAGATCAAGCTAGATACATGTTTGACAACTATATAAGTCCTTGGCTTAACTCAGCTAACAAAGCTGGACAGATAACTAATTTTGAACATTCTGCGGCACACGTTAGATTTATTATGGATAGTAGTAAAGTATCGGATTTGAAAAACTACTTGCCAGAAGAATTTATTTTAGAATGAATCACGCCATATTCTTTAGCCTAACAGGCAAACGCTGGGAACGTATTCTATGGACACATCGTGTGGCCACTTTCTTACGACAGCAGGACTGGGACTGTGAAGTTGTAGACTTTACAGCCTTCTGGGCTTTAGAAGAACTTAAAGAGCTTGTACGTAGTAGAACAACTAGTAAGACTGTGATGTTTTGTTTTGGCACTGCCTTTTTGAATCCATGGAGTCCATACCTTAATGAATTTACAGCCTGGCTCAAAGACGAATATCCCTTAGTAGCTATAGTAGTAGGCGGCAACAATGCTCTAACTACTCCTGCTAATCACGTAGACTACTGGGTCGATAGTTATGGCGAAAACGCTGTGTTGGCTGTATGTCGTCATCTTACTGGCACACTAGGAGCACCTTTGATGCGTGACCCTATGTACTTTGGAGTCAAGAGTGTTGTTCGTGGCTTGTATCATTATCCTAGTGCGCCATTAGACAATTACCTAGTAGACTATGAAGCACGTGATTTTATGATGCCTTGGGAGTGCCCACAGATCGAAACAGCACGTGGTTGTATGTTCAAATGTTCCTACTGTAACTTTCCCCTACTAGGACAAACTAAAGATGTCAGTGTCAGCAAAGAAGAATTTAAGAAACAATTACAGTTAGGCTACGAAAAGTGGGGCATTGTCAATTGGCGTGTGATGGACGAAACATTTAATGATCGTCCAGATAAGTTAGAGAAGTATGCCGAAGCTGTAGATGAACTAGGATACAATACTTGGATGTGTGGATTTGCTAGGGGTGACCTTGTGGTTAATCATAGAGACTATTGGGACACTTATGTAAGACTAGGATTCCTTGGACACAGCATGGGCATTGAAACATTTAACAAGGAAGCAGGTCGGCTAGTACGTAAGGGCATGGACCCAGACAAACTGCAACAAGGCTTGTTAGACTTCCAAGCCTATACAGATATATACGCTCCCCGACGTTATAGAGCCAACATACAAATGATATGTGGTATACCAGGGGAGACTAAGGAGTCTTGGTATTCTAGTCTTGAATGGTTGAATACCAATTGGCTAAGACAAAGTGCCAGCGCACACATATTGGAAGTGCCAGACTATGACGAGTCATTGACTAACCAAAGCCGCTTTACTAAGGAACTTGTTAGTAATGGATTAATTAAGTTAGAAGCAAGGCATAACCCAGGATATGAAGTCACCAGAGACAGCAAGGGCGAGGTTAAATTTACCAGCACCACACCGCGAGGAGGTGGTGTGGGCAGTACCAGAAACGATATTGTTATCTGGAGTCATAAGGATATGGATTGGTATCGAGCACAGTCACTGGTACAGGAATTCTATAGCCCACAAGGTTTCCAAGGCCTGCGTGGATGTAATCCTTTCCTAAGTGACAGATTGTTTGCCTACTATGAGACCAACAATTACGAAGACATATATGATCAACGTCTTACCGATATAGATACTAGCGATCAAAAATTCAAGGATCAAGTCAAATCCTATATAACAAAAAAATTAAATTGGACACCACAATGACAGACACTAGCACTTGGAACTATTATCACAAACTAAATCCTACAGGAACACTATGGTCCTCTAATATGTTATATACTCCTAGGATTAATTCTGAGCAGACTGTAATGTGTGCTCATTACTGTACCGACCTCAACTATAGACCCAACGACACTAACATCATATCGGAAGAACTACTTGATTGGTTCTTTAAGCGTGACGTCAAGTTCTTAACAGAGCTAGCCGATCTCGCCACTACTCCTAAACTGTATGATGTTGACCATACCACTAGACGAATTTTTATGGAATGGAACAAAGAAACATTTAGTCAGATCTTGTTTACTCCTGGCCGTAACTTAGACGAGGAAGTGCCTGATTGGCGTGAGCAGATGAAAGCATTTTTCATCTCTACTAAAGAGCGTGAGTTCTGGAAGCTGAGTCTATATCCTAACTGTTTCTTTGTTAGTAAAGGAGGGCAACTAAAAACCATAGACAACTATGCTGTAGTACCTTATGAGGAACGTTTTATCAAACGTGATCTAATAGAAGGTATTATAGGCAAAGACGGTGCTTATCGTTTCAACTATTCAACTGACGAAAATGGTTTCATTGACTTTAAGAAGTTTTTTGAAATTACAGTGACCAAACACTTACAAGAAAAGTCGTGGGGCAATACTGTGTTTGCTGAATTATTCCAAGAGGTCTATTGTGATTAATTGGAATCAAGTAATAGCCAATCTCAAAGACGGTAGAGATATCACGGTTGATCCTAGCAAGTGGAACATGGCCAACCCTGAGTACGCAGAAATACTAAAACTTTGGAAGGCAAGTAACTTCAACACAGACAGCGTCAAATGGACCAACTACTACGACACCGAGGATCTTGAAAAAGAACTAGCTGAACAGTTTTTTGTAACACCCTTGCGCAGTTGGATCAGTTGCGTGGAGCCTGGTTACATGACCGGCTATCATTATGATATAGATGACAACGAAGAAGAATACTTGAAGTTAGGACAGATAAAAAGATACAGTGTGTTTATCGGCGAGCCCAGTATAGGACAATTATTCATTATGGGCAGTAATTACTACTACAATATGGAACAAGGTAGTGTGCTAGTATGGAACGACTATAGAGCTTGGCACAACGGTATCAACGGCAGTCTTGCTAACAAGTATATGTTCCACTTGCTAGGTTATTAATCGTACATAGTTATTTGTAACGTATACCTTGTAGTGTAACCTATGTTAGCAGGACCATGTACTGTCATAGGATCACTCCACTCATACATATCACCTGCTTTATAATTTGCTATGTATTTGTCATCCCATACAAATATATGCCCAGGTTCCCAATCTTGTAAAAACATTGTATAACGTACAGGATTACTAACTTCTGTTAGTTGAGGATCTATGTGCATGGCTTGGAACTCGCCAGGGTACAGCATGACAAACCACCAGTTTACGTTTGATCTCTTTTCAGGAACACTGGGCAAGGTAAACTTGAAGTCTTGCATTTCCTTGCTCTTGGGATTTACTTGATGGAAGAAATATTGATTGTTGGAATAACCTGGGCGAGCCATTTCAGTAAACTTCTCTAATAAAACGTTTCCTTTCCATCTGTCAGGTTGCCACACAGGTGTGCGATCACCCCGACATTGCGTAAGGTGCTCCATGATACCTTGTTCCTTAATCCAATCGGAGTAGTTACCTATATACTTCATCAATAAGTGTCCAAATGATCAATACCTAATTGTTTGCGGAATGATTCTGTAAACTTACCGTCTATGCGCAGGCCATAACTCTGTTCCATAATCTGTTCACCGCCGTGCCAGTCAACATCATTCCACCATGCGGCACGAGTGTTTAGATATGTCTTATCCTTAGTTTCTGGATCCCATAGATAAAAGGCCTTCTTAGTATTAGGACGTATATGTATAAATTCGTTTCGGTGTGGCTTAACAACATCTATACCATTCTTAGCATCTAAGTCTCTATGTTCAAATGGAATACCATCTGCTTCACAGTGAAAGAATATCACACGGCCTATGTCTTCAAATACTGTACCCACTAGTCTTTCGACCCAAGCAACTACTCCTGGAAAGTATTCAGCTTCGGGTGTTAACTTGCGTGGAGCAGTTCTATCATCCCAAGACCCTTCTTCCCACAAGTAGTAGTAGATGTAAGGATCATAGGCACCCATGGCCATTTTGATATAGCGTGTGAATATGTTGCGTTCTTGAAAGTTCTTAAAGTCTTTGGGCATTAACTTTATGCCAGCTACCTTAATAGGATCTGTATCGGGCAAGGCCATAAACTCTGTCATGGCCTGATAGATAGGTTTCCAGCAGAGTCTATAGCTCATGCGGTCTAGACTAAATCCCGGAGCCATCCAAGTGCCTTCTTTAGCATAGGGTCTAGCTAGAGCAAATCCTGATAGTATCTCATGCTGTAGACGATCAAATGTCTCCATGTCTAAATATGGAGCCATGTCTATGTAAGCATGTCCGTTAATCCCTCGCATCATATTTCCTTTGATATTTTTCTGGTACTGTATCATACAAGGGTAAGTTTTTATTCACAGCACCGTCACGTAAGATAACTTGGTGTACTAGTGGACTTACAGGTTTACCGGGTAACATGTCAGCCCAAGACTCAGTTTGATCTTCTTCTAGATCAATAGTGCGCACATCTGGCCATTGTATTATCTTAACTAGAATTCCGTTTATACGCATTGGGTAATGGACTCGTATCCCGTAAGATAGAACAAACTCGTGTGTCCATCCTTTGTTATCACAAATCTCTTTAACTCTATCAACTAACTCAGACAAATAAATCTTTTCTTCACCAGGATGACGTCCTATGTCTGTACCTACACGAATTCTATAATTGTGCGGACTCAATGTCTTGCCAAACACTTGTATTTCTTCCAAACAGTATTCTAACTGATCAATGGTTTCAAGAGTATAACTGACATTTTTAATGGTCATGTTTAATTTCATGCAGTTGTCAATTCCTTCCATCTGTTTCTTTCTAACAGTGTGTCCTTGATAGTCTGGATGATTGAGACCTATGGTCCAGAACAAGTTAGGCATATTGGCAAATTGTTTACAATACTCATAGTCAGATAGATAAACACCATTTGTTAATATCATTATAGCACGTGGCTTCCCAGGCAGAGCCTGTATAGCACGACACAGGTCGGGCAAGTCTTTTCTAGTAGTAGGTTCAGCACCCATTAGGGCCACAGCATATCCATCATCATCCCACGCACGAATAGTATCTAGTATACTGTCTATGCTAGGGTCCTTGCTCATGTTATCGGGAATCTGATAGCAGTGAGGACAGTTTAGGTTACAACGATTAGTAATGTCTAGACAGTAGGTATGATTAGTAGGGCGTTCGTATTTGTAGTTGATGTAAAAGTCTGCGTTGGGTTCTACCAAGTGTTCACTTTGTCCATGCCACTTGCATGTTTTACCTAACCATATACTACCATCTCTCTCAAAAAGAACAGCAGGTATGTGTCTGTAGCAATGTTCACATACGGATGTGGTGTCGTGTATTTTATTCATGTCTATATTTTTCAGGTACTGTATCCAACAACATCTGCCCTTTGTTTACTGCTTGATCACGCAGTATGACCTGATGTAGCAGAGGACTCATAGGCTTGCCTGGCACTATACTAGCCCATGATTCACTCTGTACTTCTTCCAAGTCTATTGTACGCACATCACACCATTTGATAAACTTGTGTTCAATGCCGTTTATACGAACAGCATAGTGTGTACGGTTGCCGCCTTCTAAGTCTGGCTCCCAGGTCCAGCTATTGTCTTGACAAAACTGTTCTGCTACAGCAACAAGTTCCGACAAATAAAGTTCTTTGAAATCACCTTCAGGCACACGACCAATTTCAACACCCAACTGTATCCTGGCATTGATCTTAAATTTTTGTACTTCGTGCATTACATCTGTCAATTGTTCTAAATTGGCCAGTGTATAGGTCAAGGTCTTAACATCTAGGCCTAGCTTGATACAGTTTTCCAACCCTTCCATTTGTTTGACACGTATCTGTCCGCCATTATAGTCAGGATGGTTAAGACCAAAAGTCCATTTTAAGTTTGGTATTCCTTCAAACCTGCTGACATAATCCCACTTGGCTAGATACACACCGTTAGTAACTATTATAACATTCCTGCGTTTAATGGGCAAGGCATGTATTGCCAATACTATGTCGGCTAGGTCTTTTCGAACAGTAGGCTCGGCGCCTACCAAACTCACTGGCAATCCATTGTCTGGCCAACTCATAACTTCGGACAACAAATAATCAATGCTAGGATCCTTGCTAGAGTTATCGGGCATTTGATAACAATGCGGGCAATCTAAGTTACAACGATTAGTAATGTCTAACCAATAACTGCTAGGTCTACGTCTTTGATACTGTTGACTTTTGTAAAAATCTATGTTAATATCAAGTATTGCTTCTTGATATCCGTGCTTGGGGCATATTTTGCCCAACATCATTTGCCCATCTCGTTCAAATCGATTTGCTGGTATGTGCCGATAACATGTTTCGCACAGGGAAATAGTTTCTGAAGTTGTCATGTGGCAAATATTTATTGATAATTACTATACTATGAAATATTATTATAACAATGTACCCGGGCAAGGACCTTGCCGAAATAATTTAATTTACACAAGTCTTATTAGCGAGGATGAAAAACTGTTTTGTCAATGGTATCATAATGATACCGAATACCATGCTGGCAAAAATCAAGTGGTTGATCCAAAACTCATGAAAGAAAAGTTTCATAGGGAACTACACTATTTGTCAAACATGGCTTGGCATAACCCTGACATGGTTCCAAAAATTGTAGAAGTAAACATACCAGAGTGTAAAATATATTTGGAAATAGATGGGCCCGACTTTTGGGAACAAGCAGGGTGCGATCAAGCAAATTATGATAGTGTGTTGCCTGATTGGCAAGAGCAGATGATAGCAATCATCCAAGCACATCAAGCACGAGGCTGGCACAAGTACAGTATGCACCCTAGTAGTTATTTTGTAGTGGATGGTAAATTAAAAAGCATAAATTACTTTTTTACCTATCACAAGGACGAACCCACCATCAGTATCCAAGAAGTTGAAAGTCATATCTATTCAACAAGACAAGATGAAATGCGTAAACATTTAGATACACTGAGAATTAAATGGGACAAACCGCAACCTTGGGAAGTCATGGATCAACTATGTTGGAACAGTTTTAGTACTAATTATCCTGCAGATTTTATTGAGCGTGTTAAATGTTTGAAATAAAACAATGGACACCCGACCTTGACTTAACAGAGTTCTATGCCACGGCTAAGGCTAAAGGATTTGAAAATAACGCTAGCCAAAAAATGCTAGTAGATAGTTTAGCAAAGGAAGACAAGTGGTGCGTGTGGATTCTTTACTACAATGATAAAGCCATAGGCAGTGTAGGCGCACACAGTTTTCCAGAGATGGGTGAAGATGCTTATCGCATAGCCGCACGTACTTGCGTGTTTTCAGATCATATACCTATTCCCAGTATACGCACACGTAATCAAATTGTAACGCATCAACACATTACTAGTCAATTCCTAATACCTACATGTATCGAATGGACTCCACCGTGGGCTAACTTATACATTACTAGCAATGAGAACAGCGTTGGTACACAACGTTTAGTACATAACATATTTGGTCCAGCAATGGAAGCTACGGGACAAATGAAACGCATTAAGGAAATAGACTACCGAGGTACTAGACAAACTGTGTGGGAATTGTATCCTAGAAAATTTTTAGAAGAGTTAGGAAAGTATCCTCGATGGTAACTAAGTTTAGAACCAAACATCAAAAATCTATAGTGTACTGTATTTTAGATATCACAGACAGCTGTCTATCTGGATATGCAAAAGAGGTATGTGTAAATCTAACAGATTTTCTAATACACAGATTTGATTTATATGGTTACGACATTCTTATTGACAAAGATGAAGATTCTTTACTACGTACAGCCGTATCAAACGGTTATAGTCATGCTGTAATTATATCATCAGGAACTAGCCTAGGATTGTCGGATAGATTATTTGATGCTGTTGAAACACAATGCCAGACCAATTTCTTTATAGCCGGGCACATCATTGATAGAAACAACAATGCTTACTATAAAGAAAATGCCGGATTTGAATTACATCAACAATTTTATATTGTAAATTTGTTAGAATACGCTGAAGTGGGGTGTCCAAGTATAGGAGTAGAGTTATGGATTGAACACGAGCAAGTTTCAAATTTACGTAGCAATGAATACTTGTACAACGATCCAAAGTTACCCGTGTGGATTAAACAAGGTGATGCTATTGTAACATCACAAGTTAAATTACACGGTTGGAATATTATAAATGTAGGACTAACACACAACAAGTCTATAATTCAAATTAGTTCAGAAGTTAGGTCAAGTAAAAGATATCTATACTACGAGTACGACCATGTGTTTTTAACAAGACTAGCCGATATAAAACACTATCAGTTTTTTGCCACTAACTTCTTTGCTGGTTGGAACTCTGATACACTAAGAAGTCAACTGCCGTTTAACGGCCCTGTTGAACAATATGCTACAGTTGGAATAGGATTCAACTGGATTAAGAATTTGGAACTTGTAGGATTTACACAAGATACTCGAATAATTTTTACAGACATAAACTATAACTGTTTAATGTTTATGAAGAAAATGGTTGAAGAATGGGATGGTAAAAATTACGCAGATTTCTATTGGGCACACAAACCCATGCTACCTAATAACCCTCCGTATATTCCAGAGGACTATAAACATCAAATAGAAAAACAATGGGAACATTTTTTAACAACGATCGACGATTGGGAATCTGTCTGGGCACGAATTAAAGCACTATCATATGATTATGTTCTTATAGATTACACAGCATCTTTTAACTTTGATTGGTTAAAAGTTGGCTGTAAAACAATATTAAATCTTAGTAATTTATACAACCATTCTCCTTTTATTGCTATGAATAGCCTAAAGTATCGTATCAGTTGTGAGAATAGATTATTGCAACAACTAAAAAATATAGATCCTAATGTAGAGGTTATGTTAACTGCACGGGCCGCAGATGGTTTTTGGAAGTCAGACAACATACAGTATTCAGGAGTAGTTGATAATTTTGCCTATACTGATATTACAGAATTAAAAATGCCCAAGTGGCATACGGACGACTGGAAACATTCTAGTAGTCGTCCTTTAGGAGTTGTATGAACTATATTAATATTGACGATATACCACTTGGCATCTACAATGACGGACCAGTAGGTGTAGGTATTAGTGGCGGAGCAGACAGTGCTGTGCTACTGTATATACTAATGAGTAATATCACTGAGACGATACACATTTACAATATGTGGTCCAGTAGCAGAAAATTTGCATTTGCTAAAAGCGTAGATGCTGTAATCGAAACATGTTCTAAACTAACAGGCAACACCAATTATGTTGTACACAAAGCTCAAGTTGAACCAAAAGAAACAATTGAATTTTATTTTAATCTGCTAACACAAGCATTAGATAGTAAAGAAGTTGATATCATGTACATGGGTGTGACCAAGTTCCCACCCAAAGAAGTTTATCTACAATTTGAACAACAACAACAAGACTGGCACAATGAATTTAGAAGCGACGAAGTAGAACATCCATTATTTGGTTTAACTATAGAGTCTTTAAGGTTAGATGAAAGGACTTACGTTCCGTTACGTAACTACAACAAAAAAGATATAGCAAGGTTATATCAGTCGTTAGATTTAGAACAAGCATTGTTACCTGTTACTAGAAGTTGTGAAAATGATGATCACCCAGACTCCCATTGTGGCAAGTGCTGGTGGTGCCAAGAACGTATATGGGCATTTGGACATTTATGAAAGAATATTTTCAATCTGATGTCAAATGTCTAAAATTAGATATCGATCTTCCCCATGATGAAATGTGTAGGGAGGCATTTGCTTTGCTTGACAAGTTTACACCCCACAGGGGAGATGACTATGCCCATAGTGGTTGGGAAAGTTTAACTATACATGGGCTAGGTTGGGATAAGCACGAAGGGTATCAAACATATGGTTATGCTAAAGGTAAAGATGCTAGCAAAGATATGCACTGGACAGAAATAGCAGACTTGTGTCCTGTTACAACAAGATGGTTAAAAGAAGTTTTTCCTTGTAACAGATATGGTAGAGTAAGATTTATGTTATTAAAAGCCGGCGGACACATTTCTAGACATAATGATTCCAGTATGAAACTGGTTGAAAATATCAATATTGCCCTAAACAACCCAATAGGTTGCAAATGGATTTGGGGAGATAGCGAAGAATTAATTATGGAGCCAGGCGGCGTGTATGCAATGAACTTGCACTATGATCATACGTTAATTAACAATAGCAATACAGATCGTATGCATATGATTATTGCTCGGCATGATGCTACTGATGGTTGGAAAAAATTAATTGAGCAAGCAGCCAGTAAACAAAATGCTACCGGCGAATATATATTAATAGATGAGTTGCCTTAGTTTTTCAACTAAAAAGTTATTAACATAATGCTCATGGCTTTCTGTTGACGGATGCTCGCCGTCTGAATTGAATGTAAGATCGTTGTCTCTAGTATATTCATACAATCCTTTAGTTGAATCCCAGAATATCCATTTATTCAAGTTGACCATTTTGTATAAATGATCTACATTTCTAAAATAGTCTTTAGTCAGCATGCCTCTGCGCTCTTCTGATGGATAATGCATTATATCTATCATAGTTAGATTGACTAGGGCTATTCCATTTGCTTCGCACAACCATTGTAACCTTAGAAAATTTTCATAAGATTGTATTGCCATAGATTGTGATGGAAAATATTTCCAAATATCTTTTTTGAAATTAATAATATTATGGTTAGTAAATGGTGCATATAAACCTCCAAGTAGATAACCATCTTCTTTTACAGAGCTTTGTCTACATACAATATTAGGAGAGTTATCTATAAAGTTTACAGGATTAGGATCACCATCTTTATTCAATAAGTCCTTATAGACATTAAATGGATTATTAGAATCGATAAACATATCTTGTCTACCAATATCTGACCACATAACAACAACAAGAATTTCTTCAGGAGTTATACCCGACTCTAATAATTGTTGGATCTGGTATATAGTTGATTTACAAATCCAACTATTTCCGGCACTACTCATTCCTCTATTATGAAGTTCTAAATTTAATTTTTTAGAAAGGTAATGCGGCCAGTGCGATTCTGTGTTATCGCTGAAACTGCATCCAGAAGTGACTAGATGTTTGAAGCTCATATGTCTCCGTATTCTTGATCAGGAAAATCGATGGCTATTCTATGTAATAATCTTTCTTCAATATTTTCAAATGGCCAACGTCTATGTACACCCAACCATTGTTCTGCTATAACCACATCACCGTCTTCCCAGTCGTGATGATAACAATACTTGTCTTGTATTGTATGTTCCCAAATAGGTTTTATAAGTTTAATTGATTCTTCTTTGGTCATGCCTACAAACGAATCTAATTGCAAGAATGAAAGGTAAAGCCCTGTCTTTCCGGCATTGTTTGTATATACTAACGGAGGTTGAAAAGATTCAACTACTGTAGCAGTATATTCTAGATTACTGTTTTGTCCATGTTCATCTACAATGGCTCCGCCTGCATATATACATTTTAATTGTTTAAGTTGTTCTTTAGTAGATTGGTCTAGGTCGTTATAGGATAGTATGTTATTGTTCCAACTAGTACGTGATCCTTTTGAACCCTTAACAGCATATAACCAAATAATAGGACAACGATCTCTATCCTGCGGCATATTACAATGCCATACCATTTCATCCTCGTGTCCCGCAATACCAGGCTTACCACGTTCATTTAATTCCCCAGTGACTCGTGCAATGATACCGTCAGGATCTACTGCCCAATTCTTAAAATTTTCTTCTTCTTTAGATTTGAACAATGGTTTTGGGCGTTTGAACATGTGGGCAATTCTAAGTTCGTCTTCGACTGACAACGACTGATTCTTAAAAACTACACAAGTGTTATTTGCAATTAACCAAGCAATTTGATTGATGTCGGCCTGTGTGGCTAGATTAAAATTAAAATCGTCTACTAATACAGTCCAACCGTTTTCGTGTAAATGATATTTCATATTTGTGAATAATCCTGATCTGGAAAATCAAACGCTATTCGATGCAATGTTCTTTTTTCTATTTCTGCAAATGGCCAACGCTTGTGTATACCTAACCATTGTTCTGCTATAACAATATCGCCATCCTCCCAGTCATGATGATAACAATACTTGTCTTGTGTTGTATGTTCAGTTAACCAAGCAATAATATTTTTACTTTTTTCTTCTGATAGTCCTACGAATCCACTTATTTGTAAGAAAGAAAAAAAGAATCCTTTTTTGCCTGCTATGTTTGCCATCACAAGATTAGGATTGTAAGCGTCAATAGTATCAGGAGCATCTTCGCCTAGATCCATAGCATCTTTGGCCCAATTAGCCATAACTAGTTTTAGATTTTCCAAAGATTTACGTCTTTCTTCATCTAGTTCATTATAGGATAATATGTTATTATTCCAAGTAGTTCTAGAACCCTTAGTTCCCTTTACACCGTACAACCAGATAAGAGGTTTTCTATTAGGGTCATGCGGATCGTTACAGTGCCATACCATCTCGTCAGTCCAACCTGCCAGTCCTGTACGTCCATGCTCATCCTTTTCACCACTAACCCTTAAGGCTATCTTATCTGAACCTGGAACTTCGGCTCCTAGATAGCAATCGTGATCATAAGTTCCAGGAACATCTACATGGAACTGTTGAGGATCCTTAAACATCTTAGCAATCCTAACTTCATCTTCAACAGATAACATTTGTTTTTTAATTACTACACAAGTGTTAGTGGCAAGAAGTTTGGCTATATCGTTGATATCATCTTGTGTGGCCGTGCGCATGTCAACGTTTTCTATGATAACTGTCCAGCCGTTTTCATGTAGTTTGTAATCTATCATTATATTATTAATCCTTCAAATCTCTTTATAGCATCGTTCCAAGACAACCTATTTCTATCAACTGCGTCTATCAATGGTATGCTAAATGTCCATCTACCCTCGGGTGTTGGATTATATGTACTGTGAAATAATCCTGCGTTAACTAAACTAGGTTTGTTAATTTCAATTTCGTATACTTTATTACAATTTTCTTCATCAACTGCATAGTAAGGAATACCAAAAACTGTCTCTACAGTTTTTATATATTCTTTTGATTTAGGTTCCCACCAAATCAAACTACTGCCAGGTGCGCCGTATGTCCAGTTAATTTTAATATAGTCTGGGCCTTCAAACCCGTCTATGTGTATAGGAAGTTTGCCCCCGTTTGGTGGTGTATAAAATGCCTCATACCAAAAAGGTTTTATTGAAAAATTATCAAGCCATTTTATTAAGTCAGGATTAATTTCTTCTTTATCAAATTTAATATGATGATGGGAATTTGTATCAAATCCACTTTGATCAAATAAATTAATATTAGGATCAATGGGTACGTTTAGATATCTATGGTAAACATTTTCTAAATTATAATTCATAATTTTGTTTGGGATAATCCATCGTTGCTCTGTGCATAACCCTAATGTCCATATTATCGAATGCCCATCTTTTATGCAAACCGTTCCACATATCAGCTAAAATTAAATCCCCATCCTCCCAATCGTGGTCGTAAACATACTTATCACTGAATATGTGATGACTTAAAATTTCCTTGAGTTCATTAGATTTGTCATACGAAAGTTCAACAAATTTTTCTAATTCTGCAGGATCAAAATATAAACCATATTCTCCTGTATTATTTTTATGAACTAGATTAGGAGTCCAATCATAATTGTATTTTACTCCCGTAAAGTCTGGTGCCCATAATGCCCTGATATTTCCGTACACACAATGCAGATTTTCTATATAACTTTTTACAGTATCATCTAAATCATCATAGGCACGTAAATTATTATTCCAACTAGTGCGCGATCCTTTTGATCCTCGAACACTACGTAGATATAGAAGTGCGTTCCGATTAAAAACTTGTGGACTGTCTACATGCCAATCGAATGTTTCCCTAGCTCCGGCCATTCCAGGTTTACCATTACGCAGTTCTGCTGTAACTCTGCATATCAGTCCGTCTGGATCGATAGCATAATCTGAGAAAAGCGGATCATCTTTATCGTACAGTGGAGTAGGATTTTTGAACATGTGTAGTATTCTCAATTCCTCATCTACCGACAAGAATTGTTTTTTGAAAACAACTATTACATTGGTTGCAATAAGTTTTGCAATTGAGTTAATATCTTCTTGGGTACAAGTTCTTAGATCAATATCAACAAAAACAGTCCAACCGTTAGGATGTATTTTATAATTTAACATCGTAACCCTCTATTCCTAATTGTTTACGAAAGTCATCTGTAAACCGTCCATTGACTCTTACTGTGTATGTAGGACGATTTATAGGTTCTCCTCCGTGCCAATCACGTTCATCCCACCATGCTACTCTTGTGTTTATATAAACTTTATTTTTTGATATAGGATCTATAATATAAAAAGGTCTATCGCAATCAGTTTTTATATGAAAAAATTCTGTAATTTGTCCAGATGTTATAGCAGACGGATCATATATTCCAGTTGAAGGATCTTCCGGATCGTGATGTTCCCAAGGAATGCCTCCCGCATCTAATGCCATAATAGTTGCACTATACAGACTCTTAAAAATACCAGAGTTTTGTAAACCATGAATCCAAGTAATTAGTTTAGGAAAATGTATTTTAACATCATCTTCAAGCAACTTATAAACAGCATAGTGGTCGTATGCACCACAAGCAAATTTTAAGTAGGTTGTTAATTGATTATATGTTAAATCTTTACCTGCTATCTTTAATGGATCTGTATCTGGTGATAGACTCCAATCTTTATAAACTTGTGATAGTGGATTTATCTTAATATCCTGTGCGTATGGATTAACAGTGCCGGGATGATAAGTTTGAAGTCCGCACACAGCCAAATGATTTGCAGTGGCTATTCCCTTGCAAATTTCAGGATGCAGAGAATCAAATTCTTTTAGATCTATGTATTGTTCTAGATCTAAAAATAGTTGACCTTTTATCATTCAATTGTACCTTTTTCTTTCAAGGTTTGAATAATTAAATCAGACAATGCAATATGAAAATCCTCACCGTAGTGTATTTCTAATTTAGTACAATTTTTTTCAATAGCCCAATCTTCAGCGTTACCATGTTTACCAAAAAATAAACGATTAGGAACAGTTGGTACGTACTCGGGTTCGGTTCGTTTTAGATACAAAGGTATTTGTAAAAAATCAACGGCATGTGTTCTACAAATTGCATCTACACAAAACATCTGTTGTTCGAGATTATTATAGTAATGATATGTTTCTATCCATTGTTTATTAAAGGCTGTTTCAAAATTATCAGTGCCTGCTTGGAAAAAACTATCCTTGTCACACCCTATACCCCCATCCGGGTAATAGATGTCTTTTAGATCGGGTCGACCCCAACTAAACAATACTAGGCTATTTGGATATTCTTTAACAGCTTGGATCAATAGTCTTATACTTCTGTCATTACTGCCACCGCTCATGGCATAATTGTGACAAGGTACATTTAAGTAGTTGGCTATTTTTTTTGGGAAGGTCAGTAACTTACCAGGAGCATCCAATTCTTCAATTGTTTTTTTTCCTGTTAGATATGCCCTAGTCCTAAATTGTTCTAAAGGACCGGCCAGTTCACAGCCTGCGGCCGTGCTATCACCAAATGCTAATACTGATTCGATTTTTGTCATGACAATATTTATAGACTGCCATGATATGTATTATAAATTATGGTCCGGTAAACGCTACCCAAGAGGTACCATTATAACCATAGAAGTGATTAACTGATGAATTAAAAATAATCATTCCAGCGGCTGGATTTGGAATTGCGTTCATAGCTGTTGTTGTATAACTTGTAGCCCAGAATATTGGTGCACCAAATGCACCGCGCTTATCAAAGAATGCTACGTTAACGCCACCGTTATTGTTGTTAGTGATAATGCCTATATTAGAACCTGGATTCGAATTAGACATAGTTGCTGTTGGATCATACTGACATGTGATCGAAGCAATAGACTGATAACCAGTACTAGCATTGTAACCACCTAGATTAATAACAAACGGATAGTCGCCTGCTTGACTTGATGTCGGAGCAGATAATGTTCCTCTAGATGAGTAAAAATTAGCTCCAGGAATATGTGTTTGACTACCGTCGCTAACACCTACAAAACTAGCTATAGATAAATTGCTATTTTTGATTGTAAGTATTCCGCTTGATACACTTAAAACATTACTGTTAACATTTAAGTTACCAGATGTAAAAGTGCTACCAGTAACAGCGCCTGATGCTGTAATAGCACCAGTTATATTCATATTGCCGGTACCTGTAATATTTTGAGAATTTAATACTAGATCCGATCCTAGTCCTGTAACACTTAGTGTACCAGTTGTAGTGATATTACCAGTGCCTGTAATATTGTGTCCGTTAAGTGATAAATCTGTACCCAGGCCTGTAACACTTAGTGTACCAGTTGTAGTGATATTACCAGTGCCTGTAATATTATGAGAATTTAATGAAAGATCTGATCCTAGTCCTGTAACGCTTAACGTGCCTGTAATGTTAATACCGCCAGTACCTGTAATGCTATGAGTATTCAAAGATAAGTCGCCGCCTAGACCTTGACTTGCATACATGGTTCCTACAATACCAATAGTACCTGTACCTGTAATATTTTTATTGTTAAGATTTAAGTTGCCTCCTAGGCTTGGATTCAAGTCTGAAGATACTGATGTAATACCGCTACTCTGTGGTGCAGTAGCTTGTAGGGTTTGTGTAATTGAGTCAAAAACTAGCCCTGTACCAGCTAATGATTGTCCAATATTTACTCCCCCAAGGGTTGAACCATCACCAATAAATAATTTTTTAGTGTCAGTAGTGTATATCAATTCGCCTTGGTCGGGCGTAATTCCTGGGTTAGTTCTTTGGGCATCTGTTCCGCGTCTAATACGTAGCGACATGGGCTATCTCCGTTATTCTGTAATCAATCGTGTGATCATTATAGTGTATTTATTCAATTGATCAGAACGCAGAGCCAAAAAAATAGGGCCCTGAGGCCCTATTAAAGTACTACTATTATTACATAGTAGGTCCGTTTCCGTTCTTAAATCCTACACTCCCGCCCTCTGCTTCGATGTTCTTGATGACATCTTCAAACAGTATGGGCGCAAAGTCTGGAGTTTGTTCTACGCAAACACAATGATAACGAACATCGTTTTCATCGCTGTATAGTACTTCACCAGTTCTAGCATCTACTCCACGGGCTTTTTTAACACGATTTGCGTGTAAGTGTCCATGAATGTTAACACCAAAACGTCCAAGACTTTCTGCGTGAATAGGAATATGGCTAAGGATCATACCGTTCATAACGTGATAAGCTCTAAGTTCTCTAAAGTACATACGGTATTCGTCGTCTCTAAAGATATCGTGGTTACCACGAATTAAAACTTTGTCGCCGTTAAGTCTGGATAAGATTTTTAACGCTTTACGATTAATAACAACATCACCCAAATGGTAGACCTTGTCAGTGGGCTTTACCCGTTCGTTCCACGCCTTAACCATTGCTTCGTCCATTTCATCTGGATCAGTCCATGGACGAAGTTTTGTAACACCATCGTTACGTGTGAAGCGACATACGCCAGCGTGTCCAAAATGCGTGTCGCTTACTAAGAATACACTTGGCATATTCGCCTCCTTTCTAAGTTAAGTTATAATTATACAACCAAAATCACATTCAGTCAACCGATCTAAATGTGCGCCAATCGTCGAGATTGGGCTTTTCATCTGGGTCGTAGGTCCAACCCAAGGCTTTCATCATACGGTGCTTAACGAGCAGATTAGGGCTTCTAAACCGCTCTGTATCATTGAAGCCCATCATAACGCCCACTTCGCATACTGCTCCGCTACGGCAAATACCAGCGAAACAATGCACGATTACATCCATGCGATTAGCCAAAGCATGTTGTAAAAGAGCCACAAGTTGATTGGCTTGTTCTTGACTGCACTTCATCGCTTCTTCCAATACTTCGTCCTTTTCCTCTACATCGAGGAATTCAAAACGATGCACTTCTTTGAACTGATGTTTTGGTGTAGGGAACCAGCTTGCTGGATCCGTAATTTGGATCAGCATACTGTTCTCTCCTACTGCGACATGGAATCCTTTTGGAATATCATCTGCCGCACAATTTTGAATCCACGGCATAATGATGCCTCCTTTAATCTCGTTTGAATCGTTCTGAATATTTTTGGCATTCAATGCACATTGTGCAACCTGCTACTGCTCGCTGTCGCTCCATAGGAATTTCTTCGCCACATTCATTACAATGACTTAGGCTTGGACCTTTAGGGATAGCGGCACGAATCTTTGCTACGGCATCTGCATTGGCAGTGACACTAAGCAATTGAGCCATGTCTGCTTCCTCTAAATTATCACCTTGTATGCTTTCGTATTCTCTCATTATACTCTCCAAATTTCTGTAAAACCTTCGTCTTCGGTTGGCATTTCAAAATTATCAATCATGCCTTGTACAACTGCCCAGGGAATTTCTTTACCAGGGCGGCTAGCTAAACGCTTTTTAAGCTCATCTATATCCGGTGTTGTAAACACAATAGCGATATGCTCATAGTTTGGTAATGCATTGAATTTACGCTCACGGCTAGATAAAGTTGTACTGGTTTGATCCCAAACAATATCTAAGTCCTGTGCCGCGGCTAGGTTTACATTTACCATCATTTGTTTAACAGCAGTGGGCATATACTCTTCAAAAACTTCACTGTATGTTTTTCCTTGATCCTTGGCATATCCTTCAACATGCTGATCAGTACTAACATACTTGTGATCCTTTTTATCCTCGCCCAGCCATAGTTGGTTTTTATACCAAGTACTTTTACCTGAGGCAGGCACACCAATTAATTGATAACACTTAGGCATTAATGCACCGATTCCTTTGCATCCACCGTACATTCAACGATCCAATCCTTGAACTCGGTGAACTTATTTACTTCAATTCCCAATCCAACAGCTTCGTTGACAAAGTGTTGTAGTAGAGCATTATACAGCTCATCGGGCATAGTGTCTTTATCAAATTTAATTTTCATCGTGATATACTCAATTCTGCGTCAGGTTGATCCCAACAGGCGTTACGATATTTGTAGACGAAGTCACAAAGTCCTTCGTAGCTACCCCATCCATTTTCAGGATTAAACTTCTTAAACTTATCAGGATCGCTTAACAAGATATTCCACCCTTCGTCTAGCAATTCTGATATGTCTTTGGCAAACTTCATCTCGTGTTCGTCTGGACGCCACAATACTTCGTACAATGTACGACCATTGCTCAGTACAACTTCTGCGGCCATCTTACCCAAATTGTGTGTAATGTTTGCGCTGTACACACTAGTGGGTTGGGTGACCATTAAATCTACATCTAAGCTCATTCTTCAACTCCGAAATGTTCTTTTGCTGTATCGATTTTGATAGTTTCTTTTTTGCGTTGTTTTGTTTTGGGATCAAAATAATCCAAAGTAAGCCCTTGTTTCAGGAGATTTTCAAATTGTCTACCTACATTAGAACAGCGTGAGCATAAAGGAATTCCAATCGAAACTTTTTTCATTTCACACCCACAATTGATACAATTAACTTGTTCGTTCATTTTAATTCCTTGTCCTTTTCCAGATTCTAAACATATCCCA